ATTCACATCGGGTGATATGTTTACCATTGCGGCCACAGTGCCAGGCCAAGCAACACTGGCATCTGCAGTCACAGTCACTTTGACCGGTACTACAGCCAGTGCTTTTATCACAGCAGTTAGTGCTGCTGTTGGACAATCAACGTTTGCATCTTATGTCAGTGCTTCAATCAGCAGTACTGGTGCAATAGTGTTTACACACAATGCCGGCGGTGACATTGTGGTAAAAAATACCGACGGAACACCGTTGGACGTTGCAGGATTTACAGTAAATGCTGATCCAACTTTGTCTACCACATTCTGCCGCACAGGCAACGACAGCTCAATAATTATGAGTTACTGGGTAGGCATGCCAACATTCACCTACAGTGCCGGCAGCGTAGCACCAGATCAAGATCCAACTTCAGGAACCTACTGGTATTATTCGGCCACTACGCAGGCCGACATCATGATTCAAAACAACGGTGCATGGTGTGGTTATCAAACTGTGACCAATGATGTACGCGGTGATGATTTGTCTAATACCAATGATGCTGGGCCAATTTTTGCCACCACTGCACCTTCCAAGCAGACCAACACAGCAGGAAGTCCTTTGGTCTACGGAGATTTATGGATCGATACTGCTGACTTGGAAAACTACCCAGTGATCTATCGCTGGACCAACGTGTCGGGCGCCGATCAGTGGGTTCAAATCAACAACACCGATCAGACCACAGAAAACGGAATCTTGTTTGCAGATGCTCGTTGGGGCTACAATGGTACCACCAATCCAATCACTGATGCAATTCCTCCCATCAACAGCAACACCTATTTGACCAGCAACTATTTAGATATTGATGCACCAAATCCTTTGCTGTATGCACAGGGCACTTTGTTGTGGAACACACGTCGCAGCGGGTTCAACGTCAAACAATTTGAATCTGACTATTTCAACACTACCACATTCAGCATTGATGTTTACAGTGGTTCCACACAGTACATGTTGAATGATTTTGTCAACTACAACGGTGTTATCTATGTTTGTATAGCTACTCCACCAGGTACAGGCTATGATCCCGAAAACTTAACTTACTGGGCTGACATTCAGACCAATACCTGGGTCACAGCCAGCGGCAATCGCTCCACCGGAGCACCATACATGGGTCGACAAGCACAACGAGCCATCATTGTAGCAGCATTCAAAAGCGGAATTGATTCCAGCATACAGGCACGTGAAGAGCAACGCACATTTAATTTGATTGCTTGCCCTGGCTATCCTGAACTGATTACCAACATGGTTGAACTCAACAATGATCGCAAAAATACAGCGTTTGTGATTGGCGACACTCCATTGCGTCTAGGACCAGACACTGCTGAACTTACTGCCTGGCAGACCAACAATGGCGGTCTTGGATTGCCCAACAGCGACGGTTTGACCACTAGTGATGAGTACCTTGGTGTGTTCTACCCCAGTTGCCAGACCACTGACCTATCGGGCAGTGTGGTAGTGACTTATCCAAGTCACATGATGATCAGAACCATTATTCGCAGTGACGAAGTGGCCTACCCATGGTTGGCACCAGCTGGTACCCTGCGTGGTGTGATTGACAATGCTGCTCAACTGGGCTATGTCAATGCCACTACCGGCGCATTTGTGTCTATTGGAGTCAGCCAAACACTAAGAGATGTACTGTATCAGTTGTACATCAATCCTATCACATTCATTCCAGGAATTGGCATTACTAACTTTGGTAACAAGACTGCCACCAGTGTCAGCACTGCAATGAATCGTATCAATGTAGCACGCCTGGTAGCATATTTGCGAGCCAGGTTGGCACAGATTGGCAACCAATATCTGTTCCAGCCCAACGATCAGATTACACGCAATTCGATTGCCAACAGTTGTACTAGTTTGATGTTGGACCTGGTGGCCAAGCGCGGAATCTATGACTACTTGGTGGTATGTGATTTGACTAACAATACACCGGCTACTATCGATGCCAATGAACTGTATGTTGACATTGCAATTGAACCAGTAAAAGCAGTTGAATTTATCTATATTCCATTGCGAATTGAGAACACTGGTGGTATTGCAAGAACCTTGACTACCACAGCCACTGCCGGTTAATGACATGGCAAATGTAACCATAAATAAAGTATATAGGAGATAACAACATGGCAGTTTCATCACTCAGTAGAATGACAGTCCCGCTGGCCAGCGACCAAAGCAGTCCAAGCCAGGGTCTGTTGATGCCCAAACTCAAGTATCGCTTTCGCGTTACTTTTCAGAACTTTGGTGTGTCACAACCCACAACTGAATTGACTAAACAGGTAGTTGATTTTACTAGACCCAGTGTTGAATTCACTGAAATCGCGTTGCCCATCTACAACAGTACAGTTAAAATTGCTGGCAAATATGCCTGGGCCGATGCTACCTGCAACATACGTGATGATGCAGGAGGCACTGTGAGCAAGCTGGTAGGCGAACAACTACAGAAGCAGTTGGACTTTATGGAAATGGCATCGGCTGCTTCGGGTATCGACTACAAGTTCTTGACAGTGTTTGAAGTATTGGACGGTGGCAACGGAACCTCAGTGCCAGTGGCCTTGGAAACCTGGGAACTGTATGGTTGCTATCTCAAATCAGTCAACTACAACGACATGAACTATGGCACCAGCGAAGCTGCTACCATTACCATGGTACTTACATTTGACAACGCCAACCAGGTAAGCGGCGAAGGTGTAGGCACCATCATTGGACGCACAGTGGGCGATGTGGCCACCGGTGTTGCCCAGGTAACTACCGCAGTGGCTCCGGCCGTGGTCTAATCACAATGGCCTGGGGGCAGGACTTTTTACGAGGATTCGCAGGTTTTGACGGGCTGAAAGACTACAGTCACGCTGCCAAGACCTTCTTAACCAACGGCTATGAGCAGACTCCTCGTCAGAAGTTTCTGTTTCATGTGTTCTTTACTATAAACGTAGACAATGTTCCGGCTCTGCGCAATGCTTTTCCCAATAGCGATCAGGCCACCATTGGCCTGATGGTAAAAACTGCACAGTTGCCTAACTACACTGTTGCGGTAGACACACTGAATCAATACAATCGCAAACGCCTGGTACAAACCAAAATTGATTACAATCCAGTGATTATTGAGTTTCACGACGATGGCGGTGACTTGATTCGCAACATGTGGTACAACTATTACAAGTACTACTACAAGGATCCTGGTTACAAATACGACAACTTGGCCAATACCAACGGCCAGGCCAACCCCATAGAACAAACTCCAGCTGGGTTCAGCTACAACAATAGAGACATTTATAGTCCATCATTGCCAGTTAACGACTGGGGCTACATAGGAGAATCCTACAACGATGGCACCCCTCCGGGTGCATCAAAACCGGCTTTTTTCCGTGACATCCGCATTTACGGAATGAGTCAACGCAAATATGCACAATACGTTTTGGTCAATCCCATGATAACCGATTGGTCTCACGACACTTATGACTACAGTCAAGGCAATGGCATCATGACCAACAAGATGACTATCAAATACGAAACAGTCAAATACTATTCAGGTGCCCTGGGCGGGGTCAGACCCGACACCAATGTCAAAGGTTTTGCAGATCCATCTTACTATGACACAGTGCCCAGTGCGCTGGCTAGACCCGGATCAACACAAACAGTTTTGGGCCAAGGCGGTCTGTTGGATGCTGGCATTGGTATTATTGAAGATTTGCAAAGTGGCGGAGTGGCCGGACTGATAGGTGCTACACAAAAAGCTGCTGCCACATACAACACATTTAAAAATGCCAACATTCGTAGCATTGTCAATGCCGATGTCAGACAGGCTGCCAACAACACAATTCGCAATGTGTTGCCCGGAGCACTGCGTGGTGCCAGTGCAAGCGCACTGACCTCGCCAGTGGGTATACCTACACAACAACTCAGATACGGCAGTGGCGGCATATTCTTTCCAACCCCACCGCAAGGCTAACTATGACCACAGTCAACAACACCAACTATTCGATAGATCAAACAGTAAGGGTGTTTGATAAATTCTACAACTATGCTGCCGATATACCATCTCAGGAATACGATGCAGTGTTGAGTTATTTCAGAAGTGTTTTTACCACACAAACAGCCGCTGAAAATTTTGCCAGCTCGCTGTTTAGAGTGGCCGAAGAAACTGGCACTGATGCCATGACTTTGTTGCAGACTTTTCAACAGACTGGATCGTCACAACCGCAGGTGACTATTCTGATGGCCTACTATCTCAACAGCATACGCAGTCCGGCCACTCTGTTGGGGGTATTGGCACCCACAACTCCTAACTTTTACACAGCCAGAAATGTAAGGGCCTAAAATGGCCAACAACTTTCGTCAGGGCCACTATGCGGTAAAAAACACCAACAAATATGTAGGCACCGGCACCCCCCGATATAGATCTGGTTGGGAGCTCACATTCATGATGTTTTTGGACAGCAACGACAACATACTGCAATGGGCCAGCGAAAGCATTAGTATACCGTATCGCAATCCGTTGACTGGCAAACAAAGCATCTATATTCCGGATTTTTTTGTGACCTATCGTGGCCCCAACAACACAGTAAAGGCCGAAGTGGTGGAAATCAAACCCAAAAGTCAAAGCCTGTTGGAAAGCCGTACCAGCACTCGAGATCGAATGGCCATTGCTGTAAACTATGCCAAATGGGATTCTGCTACCAAGTGGGCACAGCGCAACGGACTGGTGTTCAGAGTCATCAATGAAGATCAAATCTATCATCAAGGCGGCAAGAAATAATAGCCTAACATACCGGCGGTAAATATGGTATGACTCGCCGTTTAGAAGAACTCTTTGATTTCCCTCCTTCAGAAGTAACTTCTGAAGACACTCCTACAGTTGAACAAACACGTACCCAACTGGCTGAAATAGATGCCACTATAGACAAAATTGACGCTGCTTTGCCGGCTATTCGCGATTTAGACACTAGCGATCACGAATTAGATGAAATAGCAAATCTAGCCAAAGAAAGTTTCCAAGACCTCAGTGATCTAGGTATGCAGGTTGATAGTCGATATTCTGCAGAGTTATTTGCTGTGGCCAGTACCATGCTGGGCCACGCACTCACGGCCAAAACTGCCAAGCTGAATAAAAAGTTAAAAATGGTTGACCTACAGTTAAAAAAACTAAAAATAGATCAAGATGCAGCTCGCAATGCACCTGAACCAGCAATGGAAACTGCACACGGCACTGTGCTAAACCGTAATGATTTGCTGGAACGACTGATCGCCACAAATTCACAAAATGGCAACCGAGCATAAATATCATATAGGGAAACTAAAATGAAAAATTTTCAACAATACCTGGCCGAAAGCGAAAGAACCTACAATTACCGTATCAAAATTGTAGGCGATGTTGCTCCTGACACTATCAAACAACTGGAAGAACGACTCAAACAGTTTGACCCGGTGAAATTTGGCCGTGCCAAAACTACACCAGTACAAATGAAACCTGCAGATTTTCCCAAACACAGCAATGATAGTGTGACCAGCATGGATGTAGAATTTCGCTATCCAGCCATTGAGCCGCAGATCAAACAGATAGCACAGTTGTTGTTCTTGGATCCTAACCGTGTGATTATGTTGACTGTGCCACACGAAGACAACATGGACCAGGAACGCAAACGAGTTGAAGCCGAAAACAAAAACTTGTTGACCGACACTGACTATCCAGCACCGGATGCGGAACAAAAAGCACTCAAAGCCGACTACTCGGCACCTTACGATCAACATGCTGTGTTGAAAAATGCATACCGAACTGATTTCACCGTGGCTGGGGGCAAGACACCCGCAGCAAAAACCACAAACGATTTGCCAATGGGCACTACCAGCCCAATGACCAAGGTCAAACGACCACCACGTCCAGCCACTGGCGCACAACCCCAAGGATAATACAATGAGTAATTTTTTCTACGACCTCAACAAAAAGCTGGCCAGCATTGAGAATCAGCCTGCACCTACACAATTGAACGAACGCGGTGAAAAGTGGATTCAAAAAGCAGTAGACCCCTCACACAAAGGTGACTTGCACAAAGCCCTGCACGTTCCTCAAGGTGAAAAGATTCCTGCTGGTAAATTAGAAAAAGCCACACATAGTAGCAATCCCAAACTTAAAAAACAAGCAGTGTTGGCCAAGACACTGAGAGGTCTCAAAAAAGAAGACGTCGAAGAAGGCCAGTTAGATGAAAAATTTGGTGGAAATGCCGCACAAAATGCACAATACAACAAAGCCCATACAGGCGAGTGGAATCGTAGTCCTGATAGATTGCAAAACCGCCAAGATGATATTGAGGCTGGCAATCTACCACCGGAAGAACTTAAGAAACGAATGCAAGATGTGGCAAAATATAATATAAGAAACACATGGCCAGGGCATCAAACAAAATCAAAATTACCAGGCGCAGCCCGCCCTGCATATCGTGGACCGGATAATCCTTATGCAGAAAGCGCCATGGAC